AAAGATAATAGTAGTGTATCCTTAATAAAACGCAAGAGTATGTTAGTCAAACATGGTTGATCACTCGTACGCCAACCACTCACCTAAACCTTGACTTTGGCTCGGTCCACACTCCAGGCACTATTTGAAGAAATCGAGAGCACCCGGGGGGAGAATTGCTAAATCACGCATAATTTCATTACAAGGTGGCCGATAGACAATATATCGGGCAATACCTATTCTGATCCTCAAACAATCTTTTCTAAACATACCGGTCTTCTTGATTAAGATCTCAAGCTGAGGAGGAGGGAATCTGTTACGAATTACATGTTGAAAGAATTTTAAACCTCGAACCTGGCAAACTGTGTTAGTTTTCAGAGGAGGATTGAGATACACAACTGACTTCACGTTGACTCCTAAATCTTGCCACAATGCAAATGAGCGGTGGCTCCTAGTGGTGTCAAGTCTTAAAGTGTTGTCGATATATTGTTGTGCGAGCATGTCATCAGACAATTTCTTAAAATGGGGATCCGATCGTTCTTTACTAAACACTCGATCTGTACATCACTCAACGAAATCATAAAGCAGAAATGTCGTGAGATTGGAACCTGACCCTGCCACTAAGTAGTTCGACGCTCTAAGTGATGAGAAATGCTCATTCTCTTTACAATTTTCAATGTATGACAGCCGATCGATAATATATTCCCCGTCTCAGCAACTCATACCGTCTAGACAGAATTGACGCCTCAAGAAGTGAACTCCCCGAGTTGTCGCTGTAGTATAAAACGGTAATATTGTATCCTCAATCGGGTCGATCTTCATCCCGGACCGCTTCAGCTCAAAGTTTACTTCAGAAGCGACAATCCAATCAGGATAACTTAAGAGTGTATCGTCGCCGAAGCAAATTAAATTAAAATCATCATCAAGGGTTCGACCGTGCTTTCGATAGATGTTGTCAAATGCAGTAGTCCAAATAATTCAGTTACATAGAGTATTTATTAATGAAGTAAAAGGATGGCCAGAAGGCAGACCCTTCATGAGTTTGTAAAGAACGCCCGGTTCAACTATCACGTGTTTATCAACGACAGAACTTGCAATGTAATAGAAGTAGTTCTTACAAGCCTCGTTGCGTGTAAATAATTGTTCAAGTATCCCACAAGCACAAACCATAATCTCTTCGTAGTTGTAATTGTCGTATTGCGAAAAGTCGGGACAAGCGAAAATCCTGCCTGGTTTCACAAATTTGTCTTCAATGTATTTAAAATCTTCGCCGTCCAAAGATCTACCTAAAAAGATCTCTGATCTAGGACAGAACCCTAAAAGGTCAGTGATCGTCTGAGCGACAAATCCGCCCACACGAACCAAAGTGTCGTCACAAAGCGCAATTGGACGAGCCTTCAGCTCTTTATCTTCCCTGGTAAGCTTATTCGCTTTAGGCTTGACTCCGAATTTTCAAATATCCATAGACGTCTTCTTGGTCGCAAAGATCTTGCGAATTTGGAATCTTGCTATAGCACTTGAAAATAGAGCTGTAGCGCCTCTAGTTGATCCACTAGACATATCACTAATGAATCCAGGGTAGGCTTCTTTGTTCAGTCTGATCTTATTAATATCCAACGATTTTATGTCACCGACAGCAGGGAGTTTGAGTTTGTCAATCCTTTTAGAAATAGCTTCACTCATTTCTTCGTAAGAGAATTTGCTTTCAGGCGGGCAAGCCATCTGTTTCAAATTAAACGCTATAGACGAGAATCCACCCCCAACCATTACTTTATTACTGAACAGTCAAGTATAAGGTACAATCTCTGACCATTTTGTTGTTCTAAGAAATTCTTGGACTCATTGAACGGACCCTCAAAACCTGGTCCGCATCGAAGACACTTTGAAATCCATGAAGCCCACCAATTTACATACTTCATTCTCTGGCAAGAAAGCTTCTTTGAAATTTTGAAGATCGAGTCTAGAGCACCCGTCAAAAGGAAGTCATTTTAAATCAACGCGTTTAGTATAAGCTGTATACAGTGCTGAATAGGGTAAATATCAGACTCTACTCAGACGCCAGCCTTTTGGTATTGTAAATTTATCATCAATTTTGAGAGCGCCCCCTGCCAAAATAGCTAATCAAGCTTTCAATGGACTCTTGAGTTGAACATTCCTAACAAAGCGTCTACAGTCTCACAAGGTCGATCCCTTGCCAAAACTGAATAGCCTAGTCGTGGCCCTGTCAACTGTCCAATAATTAAGAAACTCATTGAAGCGCTCTTTATCGTAAGCAAAGAGGGAAGCTACATTCTTAGAGGAAAATTTATCTTATCAAACCTTCCGTCCAAGTATTGTGCCAATGCGACCTCTTGGAGCTCTCTCAATTTCAAATCAATCTCTAGGCGTTCTTTCTTCCTTTCGTCCTCATTTTCAATATAGCCAGATCTAATGTAACGAATTTGATATTCCAAGCCAAGGTGATTAACGTTCAAGTTCATTATAAAGACCAAAGTATTATCCATAGCGACAGACAGCGACAGTTCCTTCTCTTTCTCGAGTTGTTGCTGTTTTCTTCTAAATTCTTCTGCTGCTTTATTAACTTCGCTAGAATACTTTGCTAGAGCGGTCTTCTGGGCTGCCAACAACTTTGACGCTGTTGCATACTCTTCTGATTTGACCCTTCCTTTCATTCAATCAGGCTGCATAGATATAATTTGCCACTCTGCGTTCTTCTTGTTGAGCCATTCACGGATTCCTCTGTTGATTGAAGATAACTCACAGAGCAGCTCATAGTTGAGTCTGTTCGCCGAGCTCTGGTTCTCAGAATAGAACGCTTCTCAAATGAACCTTTCCTTGCTTAAAGAAATACCTTTACCTTGTTCTTCAGTGATTAATAATTCTAAATATTGTTTTCCAAACACACCACTCTTAGAAAGAGTGCTACTAAAGCGGAACGAGTGCGAATGCTGTGTTCGCGCGAAATTAAAT